CACCAATAGTGACATTGCCTGTGCCTTTACCAGCACCTTCAACCTTCTTAGTTGCGTATTCAAGCATACGCTTTTGGAAAGGTTCACTGCCTGGTGTTAAACCTGCATCTATCAATGTTTTTGCAAACTCTGAGTATTTCTGTGCTTCTGGGCCTTTATAGATTTCCTCACCAGTAATGGCATTTACTAAGGCATTTCCAACAACAACAGTCTTAGGTGCTTTCTCAACTTGTTGTTGAACAGCCTCAAGTCTTCTAGTTGTTAGGTTTATTTGAGCATCACGTTCTGGAGATTGTGGCTGTTGAGTTAACAAATCCAACTGAGTGTTTAATTCTGCAATTCTGTCGGAAATCAAAAGTTTTTCTGGCGTTGCTTGTTGACGCTCACGATTAGCCGCAGCTTTACGCTGTGCCGCCAATGCGCTTTCGCTCTCTGCCTTACGATATACATCCGCAAGCATCATTGCGCCTTGTCCATCACCAGCCTGTTGCAACATCTCCACACCTTTAGCAATAGATGCAGGATCAGCATAGTTAATCTGTCCTGAAATCTGTTGACGCATGGTAATACGGGCTAGTTCAGGGTCTTCACCACCTAAACCACGACCAATAGCGCCACCAAGCATATTAGCGCCACGACCAATGGCAAAGTTTGCTTGTTCAAAAGGTGAGAGTTTTGCGTACTGTAACGCTTGTTGATCAGCCCTAGCCTGTTGGCTTTGTTGATACATTTCGGGTGTTACACCGAATAAGGATTGGACTATTTCTGCCATGATTTATTCCTTAAAAGTAGCTGCCAAAGTCTTGATTGCCATAAGCAAAACCAGTTCCAAAGCCTGAACCGCCCATTCCTGTCTGTGAGAATGCCCCTTGTGCTCGATTACCTAATGATCTCATAAGGGCAGGATTCTGTGAAATACCTGTCAAAGCAGTTGCAAACGGGTTATAGGCATTAGCCGCAAACATTGAATTAGCCGCATTCATACCACCTTGTGCCAAAGCATTAGCACCTGTTGGATTAGCATTTCGACCACCCAAAGCCGCACCCATCTCCAAAGGCTGTTGTCCAAGATTCTCTAAACCAGTAGCACCCTGTAAATAGGCTTGGTAAGGCGTAAGAGCCGCTGCTTGACCTTGATAACCTTGGTTTAACAAGTTGCCACCAGTGCCAAACAAACCAGCACCAAAGGCTACTTGTTGTTGTCCAGCTTGCATTGCTTGAGCCGCTAAACCTGCATCTTGTTGAGCAATAGCGTTGTAGTAGGCTTCCATCTCAGGATTAGCCGCACCAAGACCTGCCGCACCACTTGGACGCTCACCAGTAGCTCCTACTGCCAAACCACCACGACCTGTTTGGAATAGTTGGTTTTGTAGTTGAGCCATCTGTCTTTCACGACTAGGCGCTAACAGATTCTGTTGACCAGCCATGTACTGCTGTGCCGCCTCTTGTGGAGACTGAGCAAGATACTGTTGACCAAGACCAAACAAACCTTGTGCCGCACCTTGTAGTGGAGCAAACTGTGCTTGAGCGCCCTCTGCTTGAGTTAAACCTTGACCTGCTAGACCTAAGAAGCGGTCTTGCATGGCTCTCATTTCAGGACTTAACGTATAGCCAGCACCTGTAACACGACCTGTAGTAGGATCAGTCGTAAACTGAGATGAACCAAAACGTGTGGTTACACCAACAGGACGAAATCTAGCTTCTTCAGCGGCTAATCTTGCCGCCTCTCTTTGTGCATCAGCTTGTGTCTGTGCGGCTCGTCTAGCAGAACGACCACCCAATAAACCACCCAACAAAGAAGCGCCACCACCAATTAAGGCTGCTGAAATAGGCATATCAAACTCCAATCAAAATATTGTCCACTTTTGACGGGTCTTTCTCGTCAGTGGCATGAATACAAAACCAAACACAATCTGTCAAAGCCTTAACACCATGTGTTAAACCAGCCTTAATCTCAACACACGCTGGCGCTTCAATAACTTCTACTTCATCACCCTTCATCACCGCAACCTTACCTTTAGCTAAGATAGACAAATGGCTAAAGTCATGGGTATGCTTCAGAATGGCTGTACCCGCCTCAAATGAGGCTTCCTTGGCATACAAACCATCGCTAAAGTGGTGTGAAATCATGCTGTACGCTTCCACATATAAACAACGATATAGGGTTGCATATTGGCGTTTGTGCCAGAAGAACCTTCTGTTGAATTGGTGGTTGCAACAGTAACACCAGTAGATGCGTTTGCAGTATTAGTAACGACACTTATGTTAGCGCCAGTACCACCATAGGCATAAGAGCCAGAGCCTGTTTCTGTAAGGAAATTTCCAGAAGATGCTGCGTGTTGGTGTTGCGGGTCAGTAACTGTTGAAGTAGCTGTGTGGGTGTGACTAACAACGATGGCATTTTTACTACCACCTGTTTGTTCAGCAGTAGCAAGTCCAGCATCACTGGCATCAATGCCAACCATGACACGACCTGTACCAAAGGCTGTCCAAGTACCAAAGCCTAATAAAGTAGCAGGGTTAGTAGAAACAACGGCAGTATAAATAGTGCCAACAGGATAAACAGCCGCCAAAGAAGCTGTTACTGCCGCTGTAACAAAAGCAGTAGTCGCCAATTGAGTAGTGTTTGTTCCACTAGATGCTGTAGGCGCTGCTGGTGTACCAGTAAATGTAGGAGATGCTAAATCAGCCTTAGTCGCAATAGCAACAGCAATGTTGACATACTCAGTGTTGATCTCAGTACCCTTGACGATCTTTAATGGATCACCAGAAGGAAGTGAATCTTTAGTAGCAAAGTTAGTGGATTGTGTATAGTTACTCACGACATTTTCCCATCTTTAGATTGAATTTCAATTCTCTGCATAGAAAGCGCAGTACCATTGATATTTGTTTCGTAGCCAGTTTGAACAATTTTACCGCTACCACTTGCCTGTACAACCAAGGTCTGTATAGCAACACCATCAGAGTATTGAGCAATGTTGTACTCACCAATACCATACTCAGACGTTCCTTGAGAAGGAATCAAAGCGTTAGCAGACAAGTAATTTGTACTAAAGTCGAATCCCCACTTAATCGTGACAAACTGGTTTGACCCACCAATCACAACTATTTTTAAACGCTTTAACAATGAAGTGACATTGGCATTTCCAAGGTCAGCATGATTGGTGTAGTACTGCATCCTGTAATTAGAAGTATGGTCTTGATAAGTGCTGTACTTACCAATATAACCATTCTTGCCAATCAGAACATCACCATTTCTGCGAGATAACAAAGCAGTTGGCTCTATGGAATTCCAAACAGTAACCCTGAAAGAACCATCTTGTAATTGACCTCTTGTGTCAAAGCAATAAACCTCTTTAACAGTAGGCACAGTCAACAAGTAAAAGGCTTCTGTTTCAGAGTAAACAGTCTTGATATTGGCAGCAGTCTCACTACCAACGATAGCCATAAAGTCACTGCGAATGTTTTTAGACAAGTCTCCAATCGGAGCAGACTTCTCAATGATCGTTCTAGCAAATGATCTAACACCAGAGTTGGATAAGAACAAAACATCCTTACCAGTACTCTGAATAGAGTCCCTAGCAATACATCCAATACCGCCAACAGTGTCAGACAAAGTAATTGTTGCAGGTGAAGTCGCATTGGCATACACCAGAATCTGACGTTTACCAAAGATAATCAAGAAGTTGTTATGTGCCGCTAATCCTGTGATCTCATCAGAACCATTAGGCCAAACTCTATCAATGTTCAAACTTCCAGCCGTTCCTGTACTCCAAACATGACCCGCTAAAAGATCAGAGAAAAAGACAGTTACATTGTCTGTAGTTGTATCAGCAGCCCACAAACGTCCAAATGCAGAGATAACAATGTTCGCAGAAGGAACAGTGCCTACATAACCAGTTTTCTCACTAACTCTGCGATAAGTTGATGTACTTACAGTAGGGTCAAAGATCAATGGATCATGCCCAGCTTGGAAGAAATAAGTAATCCCATTGAGTGAAGCACATGACCAATTACTAGCAGTAATCGTAGGAGCAGTACCACCCCCCCCATAGGTCAATTCAACAACAGCATTTGAGCTATCTAACTTAAATAACTTGTTATTCCCTGCGAACAAAACAGTAAGAATGCCATCAGCTTGAACTAACTCATGGATAACACCAACATCGTTAGCGCCAAGGTTTCCAGAAGATGAATTAACCCTTGCATAACCCTTACGAGAACCAATGCGACCATATTGATCAATGATGCAATTTGTTGCAACCAAAGCAAAACCAGCCGCCAAATCTAATGGCGAGTCTTGTGTATTCAGACCAAAGAAGCCTGGTGCTGAGATACTTTGCGTTTGGAGTGCTTGGCTCATACTGCTACAAACTCCTGATTCTCAGGATAACGAGTGCCTTCTAAAGCAATCTGGTCAGCCAACATACCTCTGTACAGTTGATAAGCCTCAGAAGAGTTCAATCCACCATCTTCACCACGTTCAACCAATGCTCTAGCATAAGCATTCTGCACAACAAGAACATCAGGAACTAAGACTGAAGTGCCATCAGCAGCCAATGGTGCTTGTGGTACTGTCAGAGAGAATGGAATGCTATAAACGCCATCAGGTCTTGGATAGAGAACTACTTGTGTGTCTCCATTACCATCTACACCATCAAAAGCGTAGTACTGTGGAACTCCAGTAATTGAAGGAACAAGATTCTGATACCTGTTCATCTCTACAAAAGAGATATTCTGCAATGCAACATTTGATGTTGTGTTCAAAGCATCTTGTACTTGGAACTTCTGACCAGCACCTGTCATTGAGTAAACATGGGCGCTTGATGATGTGGTCAATGTAACTGTACGACCAAGGACATTCCAACTAAAAGAATCCTCAATCTGACGCTTGGCATCGTTAACAAACAAGCCAATCAGAGTTGAATAGGAGGTCTCGTTGTTAGTAGAAACTTGGGTTTCACGCAAGCGAATCA